CTGCGAACCGAACCATTTTAACCGCTTACCCATAGTTGGCGGTCCTTGCCCGAAGGAAGGATAGTGGTATTGTAAATTCCTTAATCGGATGTCAGGTATCATCAGGATCAACAAGTTCTTCGCCCCGCGACGCCCGAAGGCAAGTGGGCCATGACAGCTCTTAAACGTAATTCACAAGCCGCACCGGCTTCTGAACACACTTAGGGCCAGGAGTCTTCCCTTGTACCTCTCGGACTCGTATTCCCGCAGGACGGGAATACAAGCCTCTACAGGTCGATTAACTCCCAAACGGAAGCCATTGAAACTCAATGACTTCCAAGGGGCGTTCTTCCTGTATCGGTACGACCTTCTTACAGCACCAATACTGGGACTGTAAAGCTCCCTACTGCCTATCGTCCGCCCGTGGGCGAACATATGCGACAGTAGGGCTCTCGTCTCATCGGGGTCCGGTTTATAACCGCGGATAAGGTCAATGGCTTCATCACGCGGCTGAACCGGACAAGGCAGGTCAGTATAAAACCTACTTTTCCTCATCGTAACTTCGCGTCTCCAAACGGCGCGACTACTGCGATGAAGACCCAATTGAGACGGGAGAAACCCCCACTTTCTGCCAATACGACTCTTCACAAAAGCCTCGCTCCACCGAGCAGATGGAGCACAGGCTCTTGCCAAATGAAGAGTACCAGTATAACCAGGAAGTGCTGTACCTCTCCTTAAATGGCGGACTTCCCGCCATTTTCCCCCTTCTCTAAGAAAAACCGTAGAATTAATTTCTACGGTATTCTCAGCTCTAATGGTTTTCTTCCCGTTAAGTGCAAAGAAATCGGGATAGTCCTCATCGAGAACTTCCCGAGAAGCGGAAATGACAGTGTCATCACCGTTTACCAAAAAAGTTGCCTTAGAGTCAAATCTCGCGGCCCATCGGGCAGCAAGATAACTCTGAAGACAGAGAAGGGGGAAAGAGAGGTAAGCTCCCATCATTTGTCCATGAGAAACTCTCCGCTTACCGTCTACGACGGGGCAAAGAGTCTTCTCGGCGAGTGAACGTATTGACCTAGGAACAGCAATGCTGCTAAAAAAGAGACCCGCTAAAATCTCTTTCGCAACATCGTGCCTAAGCCCATCAGTAGCGTTCACAAGGTCAACAGAGGTCTGGACCCTGTTGACACAAATGATCCTCATTCGTTCGGCGGTAGGACTACCTCTAAGAAGCCACGGCTTCTCAGAAAGGTAATCGTACAAAGTCGTGTGAAGCGGCCCGAGAACGTCCATTTCACTATTGAAAATAGTAAGCGGGCGAACTTTCCCGGCGCTCAACACTTCTTTGTAACGACAGCTGAGGTCAGTATAGCACTGACCCTCAACTGTGCACCGTCGAATAAACTCTTCCTGCCTTCCTTTCCAGATAATATCAGCTCGGGAAGCTGACTTATCTAAAGGAATCTCTCGCGCTGATGCGCGAGGGACGAATGACTCGACGTTATCGTAATAACGTCTGTCCCATCCGGGTCGGAAGATCCTGCTGACCTCGGCCTTAACAAACCGAAGGTAATCAGGAGAGGTGGGAGGGGGTTTAGAAAAAACGACACGCTCCCACTCGTGTCGTTTTGAAGGAGTGTGAAGGCGGCAACCCGTTGGCAGGTTGCGCTTAAAGGAATTTACGCTGTGCGCAAATTCCCACCTCTCCTTGCGACCTAGTCGAACTAGGTTAACAAGGCCTTCCCCGTCAGGCATAGTCTGACGTCGAGGGAAGCACACAGTGGCTCGTACCTTGCCCTGCGACAAAAGGTACAAAAGATAGCTCTCCAAGTTGTCTTCACATGTGTCAGGTAATTCGCTATACGGTATACCGTAACGAATCCTAACGACGCGAAGGCCAGCTCGAACTGCCATCTTGGTGTCATTTGCAACTTTGTTGCAAACGCACCGTGAAGTCCTGTACACCCTAAGGGGTTCATAACAGGCAGCGGCGAGGAAAGACTCGTCAGACATATTGTGGCAGAAAAGCTCGACAATATGGACCCTACTTTGATAGTAG